CTAATGGTAATGCTGTAGCTTCGACATCACAGCCTCATTACTCAGGAGTGGTCAAGTTCAACCAGATCCCACCGCTAAGCCTCAACAGTAATGAAACCTCAACCTTCTCGGTTACCCTTAGGGTTGTTACTACACCTAACGATTCTGCTAGCTCAGAGTTCTATGGGGTTACAGTAGTAACTGCCTAATCATGGCTGTTCAGCCCGGGGTTAAGGTAAAGAATCTGCGAGAGATAAATAAAGCTCTTGCAGCAGTTGGAGTGCCAAAAGATGCCGTCAAAGCCGCTGGAAAAGAATCTGGCGAGCTGGTGGCTTCTGAGGCTCGCAACTTAGCCCCGGTTAGAACAGGCGCACTAAGGGACAGTATTAGAGTAGGCGCTACTGCCAGAGGAAAGATTACAGTCCTAGCAGGCAATAACAGAACTTCTAAAAGTGCAGTACCCTACGCTAACCCTATTCATTGGGGCTGGTTCAAAAGACACATACGACCTCAGCCCTTCTTTGTTACTGCCTTGGGATACACTAGAAGCGAAATCTATGATAACTACTTCAAGCAAATGGAGAAGCTGATCATGCAAGAAACCGCTAAAACTAAACTATAAGGACACAGATGATAAATTTCGAAGAAATGACATTAGGCGAAATTGAAGAAATAGAGCTTCTAATAGGCAGAAGCATAGACGAAGTTTTTGCAGACGGACAGCCTAAGGGCAGGGCGCTTCGAGTCTTGTACTTTGTAGCTATGAAGAAAGAGAATCCCGGCTACAAGTTTGAAGACACAGAAAGCGTTTCACAGTCAGAAGCCCTAAAAATCCTAAGCGGTACTGACCCAAAAGAACAAAAGTAATTGAACACAATGCTAAAAAAATGGCAAGGTTCGTACTAGCTACAGGAATGCAGCCAAGCGAATACCGGAATCTAACTACTAAAGAGTACTCAGCTTTTGTAAGTGAGATAAACAGGAGAGACAAATGAGCTTAGTCCTAAATGTAGAGATACTGGGAGAGTATAAAAATCTCGCAAAGGCTACTAAAGGCGCTCAAGGTTCTTTTGACAAGCTAGGCGAAAACTTTGCCAAAGTAGGCAAGAACATAGCAAAGGTTACTGCTGGTATTGGTATCGGCTTAGGTGTAGCAATAGCCTCACAGATCAAGCCTGCGATAGATGCTGCTAGTGATTTATCAGAAGGTATAAACGCGGTAAACGTATCTTTCGGAGATGCTGCAGAAGGCATTTTAGAACTAGGCGAGAACGCCGCTAGGGGCTTAGGACTCAGCAAGACGGAGCTCTTCGGCATAGCTACTCAGTTCTCTAGTTTCGCTGGAACTATCGCCGGAGAAGGCGGAAACATTGTCCAGGTGGTTGATGAAATCTCTCAGCGCGGTGCGGACTTTGCCTCAGTATTTAACCTAGAGGTAGGCGATGCACTAGGCAAGTTTCAATCGGGACTAGCAGGGCAATCAGAGCCACTTAGAAACTACGGCATAGACCTAAGCGCGGCTACAGTCTTGGCTCACGCACTAGAGACAGGCATCTTCGATGGTGTAGGCGCTATGACAGAGAGCGAGAAAGTACAGGCTCGCTATAGCTCTCTTATGGAGCAGACAGATAAAGTTGCAGGAGACTTTGCTAACACCTCAGACGGCTTAGCTAATCAGCAGCGGATACTAAAGGCAACCTTAGAGGACACTCGCGCAGAGATAGGCGAGAAGTTCATGCCAATAATGCAGGACATACAAACCTTTATCTTAGAGAAGGTTATTCCGGCATTCACTAATTTCTGGGAAGAGCTAATAGATCCTAATGGTGAGGCACAAAGTCAGCTAGGTGCTACAGGTGAAGCCATGACCAAATTCGCAGAGACTTTTGGAATAGCCTCTAATGACATTACTTCGCAGCAGGTGTTCAAGTGGATAGGTGACAGCGTAATTGGCACTATTAGAATGCTTACTCACCTAAGTGTATTTACGCAGGAAGTTTTCGCAGGTTTAGAAATGGCGTTCCGCACCGAGTCGGGCGTAAACAATTTTGGCACGAACATAGAAGGAATAAAAAGAATAGCTGGCGCAGGTAATACCGCACAGGCGGCGGCGAATGCAATCAAGTTTGCTCCAGACATTACATCTGGTAAAGGAAACGAATCTCGGCTAGGAAACTCAGCGCCTAAGCAGAGATTTAACCAAAACGGCGCGCCAATAAACATAAACATCAACCGGGCAAAGGTAGATGCTCAGGACATTATTAGAGACATCAACAGCGCGCTAAAGACACAGGGAAGTACGCGGCTTCTGAGATGACCACAATCCCTAACTTCGACATTACAAGTGACCTAAGGGTCGAGTTCTTTTTACCCGACACCTCAGATAACGCTTTTATTATTGGAATTAGCACACTAGGCAGCACAGCAGTTCTATCAAGTGGCAACCTGTTTATCCTTGATGAGAGCCTGCTGGGTGGAGTAAACGTCTTAGGCGGTGGAGGAGAACAAGCGTTTAGCTGGCAGAACTTATCATGCACAGTCAATAAAGCCTTGATAGAGAACGGCGGTTCTATTCAGGATCAGCTCTACTTCCAGCCTGAGCCGGCAGCAGCGCGGATTACTCTACAGAGCTACGCCTATGACCCTTCTGCAAACAGTTCGTTTAGACCCGGCGTGCCTGTCAGAATTAAACTGGTAAAAGATGCTGTAGATAAGATTATTTGGAGCGGTGTAGTTGATAGTATCGGGGGCAGCTACACAATAGACGGCAACAACTTGCTCCAGGTAACAGCCTATGACTCTATGAAGCAGCTTCTAAACACCCGCATAGCCTCATTCGACTCAAGTAATGTAGACGGCTATGTATCCCCACTAGAGCAACTCGAGCTAATTGCTACAGAGTTCGGTACTACTATGAGCGCGCTTAGCATTCCTGCTGCTGGTCGCATACCCTCAGAGACACTCACTCAAGTGATACCGACAGAGCTAATACTAGATGCGATACAAGTAGGGCTAGGGCTATTCTGGATAGACTCAGAGACTCAGGAGCTCGTATTTATTCCCAGACCAGACCCCTCTATTCTTCCAGACTTCCCGGTAGGAGGCGGTTACTTCACGCTAGGCAGTTCTGAGCTAGGCGGCATAGATGTATTAGGTTCAGGTCAAATTGTTTACACAATCGGTAATGATCACACAACGCAATATCACCTATGTATGACAAACATAAGTACGCTGTCGAGTAGCGACGAGGTCTTCAACTCGCTCCGAGTAGATCTAAAATCAGACACAGATACTTTCGTAGTGCAAGAGAACGCAGACTCTATCTCACTTTATGGGGTTTATGCCAAAGATGTTACACTTAATACGACAGATGAAACAGAGCTCACCAGGTGGTCAAACTTAGTTTTCAACCAATCCCCTACAGACTTAGTGCAAAACATAGAAACACTTACCCTAGACAGACTAGGCAACTTGACAGAGGCAGCTTTCCTATTACCCGGTGAGCTAATCGGAGTGGACTTCTCTCAAGACATACTAGAGATTTTGGATTACTACACCATTACAAAGGTGAGTCATTATCTTGACTCAGACACTTGGCTAACTACACTAGACCTATGGAAAGAAGCATAAAATGACCTATAAAGTATTCGCAAACGGCAACCCACTACAAGCGAGCGAGATCAACCTAAACCTAATGCAGCAGGCTATCGCTGTCTTCACAGATGCAACTGCTCGAGAGGCTGCTATCGCTGTCCCTGTAAACGGGCAGTTCGCTTATTTGACAGGAACTAGCAATCTAACCAAGTACACCGGGGCAGCTTGGGAAAACGCCATAGCAGAAACAGGTACTACAGTTAGTGAGCAGGCAACTTCTCGCACAATCGTAGCCGGAGACGCAAACAGCTTTATCTATGCGACAGCAGCAATCACAATCACAGTAGATGATGAGCTTGCAGTAGGTGAAACTATAAACTTTATTCAGAACGCAGCAGGCGCAATTACTTTCGCAGCAGGCGGAGGGGTCACGCTCAACTCTAAAGAGGCGCTGCTAAACACTAACGGACAGTTCACCGGGGCAAGCCTTACGAAGAAAGCAACTAACAGTTATTACCTAATTGGCGATCTCGCATGAGCCTAATTAGGTTAGGATTTTGGGCAGCTTCTGGTGCAGGCGGCGTAAGTTATTGGATCGCCACTTTTGGCGGCTCTGGAAACGATACGGGAATGTCTATTGCGACAGACTCCTCGGGCAATAGCTATGCTGCTGGTTATACAGCATCAGAAGGCGCAGGGAGTGACGATTTATCTATCTCTAAATACAACGCAGCCGGAATTATACAATGGCAGAGGATTTTAGGTGGTGCTTCTTTAGACCGGGCAAACGGCGTTTCGGTTGATTCTTCGAGTAATGTTTACGCCGTAGGCAGAACTGCCTCAACTGGCGGTGGTGGAACAGACTTCCTGATAACTAAATACAACAGTTCGGGAACATTACAGTGGCAGCAAAGTCTAGGAGGAACGGGAAACGAAATTGCTAACGACGTTTCAATAGACTCAGCAGGAAATATTTATGTATTAGGCAAGACAATCGCAAGCGGCGGAGCAGGCGGTAACCAGCTTTTCTTAGCTAAGTATAATTCTTCAGGAACCTTACAATGGCAAAGAACTTTAGAGGGTGCAGTTACAGATACAGGCGAGTCTGTTGCAATAGATTCGGCAGATAATGTTTATGCAGTAGGAGGGACTGATTCTGAGGGCGCAGGCGGGATAGACTTGCTTCTTGCTAAGTACAATTCTTCAGGTACTTTACAGTGGCAAAGAACTCTAGGCGGTTCATCAACTGATGCGGGTTATGGCATAGCAATAGATTCATCAGATAATGTTTACTGTGTAGGAGACACACTTTCTCAAGGCGCAGGGAGTGATGATTTCTTAATTGCTAAATACAATTCTTCAGGCACTTTACAGTGGCAGAGGTTACTAGGCGGAAGCGATTCGGACGAAGGCACTTCTATCGCTATTGACTCGGCAGATAATCTTTATGCTTTAGGGCGCTCTGGAGCTTATCCTTCTTGGGATTTCTGCATAGCTAAATACAATTCAGCAGGCACTATTCAGTGGCAGCGTACTTTGGGAGGCCCAGGAATTGACTTGGGCAAAGGTATAACTCTTGATTCAAATGACAACCTCTTTGTTATAGGTGAAGCCACTTCAATCGGAGAGGGCGGCAGAGAATTCTTGTTAGCCAAAATACCTAGTGATGGTTCTTTAACCGGGACTTATGTACTAGACGGCGTAAACGTTATCTATGCGGCTTCATCTCTAACCGCAGCCACTAGTACACTAACTTCCTCAACTAGCACACTAACGGCAGTTACTAGCACCCTCACTTCGGCAACAAGTACACTAACGGCAGCGACTAGCACCCTCACTTCTCACCTCGTAGAAATCCCAGCGTAAGGAAAACAAATGTTATACATAAATTCAGATAACGAATACCCTCGACACATAGGGGACATTCACCTAATTTCCCCTAACTTTGTAGAGGGCAACACGCTGCCAGTTGGTTGGAAGGCAGTTACTGAAACAACTCGACCAATACCCGGCAAGGATAAATTATCTGTTGAGTCTTTCCCGGTAGAGGTAGAAGGTGTAATGACTCAGAGCTGGACAGTTCGCAAAATGACAGCAGACGAATTAGCGCGCAGAGATGCACCTGCTAACGCTAGGGCAAAGCTAATAGAGCTAGGACTTACAGAGCTAGAAGTCAACGCTTTGGTTGCCGGGTTAGTTCGTTAACTAATGTCAGAACAAATACCTAGAAGCAGCACACAGCAGCAGTTACTACTAAAGCTAGTAGGTGACATGGCAGAGGTGAAAGCCGGGTTCAAGATGCTGCAAGATCATGAGGATAGAATCCGAGAGCTAGAAAAGGCTCGCTGGAAGAACGCCTGGATTACCGCTTTTGCTTCTGCCGCTCTTACTGCTTTCGCTGTAACTATCGTGTCGCAGGTGCTAATTTGAGATACCCACTCCCTAAAGCAAGCATCACAGCCCTCTACGCTGCTACAGCTAACAGGACTAACCCTCACAGGGGATTAGACTTTGGAGCCGCTACAGGCGCTTGGATCACAGCCCCGGAGACAGGCACAATAGTAGTAAACACTTGGAGCGATGTTCTAGGAAATTGCTTAGTCCTACGCTTCTGGCATGAGGGTAAAGACATGCCTATGTATCTAGGCTTTGCTCACTTGAAGGTAAAGAGCAAGCACAAGGTAGGCACTAAAATCTGGGAGGGCAATAAGTGGTTCGCAGCAGTTGGAAATACTGGGAGCGCATCGCGCGGTAGCCACCTTCATCTTACCTACGGTGACACACCTAAGCACATCTTCTACGGTCAGACATTCGACCCACTAGCCCTATTGGAAAGGTACGCAAAATGAGATTTAACCCCCAGATCAGGAAAGCTATTTACGCGGCAGTCGCAGGACTTGTACCGCTTCTAGTAATTGCAGGGATAGTTACTGGAGAGCAGTCACAGCAGATACTTAGCAGCGTTGCAGCAGCCCTAGCGTTCTTTGCTTCTGTCATGGCAGTCAAGAACACAGGTGAAAACAACCCTGAGCACTATGAAGATGTAACAGAAGGCACAGAGCCGCCTCACATTCCCGGGGTATAAAGTCTGAGGCTTTCGGTATAGTGAAAGCATGATCACAGTAAACAAGACAATCGCCAAACTAGGCGGCAATCTAATCGGCACTCACCCAGCAGGCTCTACTGAGTGGCACGCACAGAGAGCACACGCAATCGGCGGTAGCGACATAGCCCCGATTATGAACAAATCCCCCTGGACTAGCGCAATCTACTTATGGGCGCAGAAGTCAGGGAAGCTACTCCCCACAGAGGGCACTATGGCTATGAAGCTAGGCAACTACTTCGAGCCTGCTATAGCGCGCCTATTTGGAGACATGCACCCACACCTTACCTTGCACACCGGGGATTACACCTACGAGAGCAAGATAAACCCTGCCTTCCACGCTAACCCAGACGGCGTTATTGAAGACGAAGACGGCAGATTGTACATTCTCGAAATCAAGTTCTCGCGTAACGCTATGCCTGTCTTACCTGAGCATTACAGGCTGCAAGTACTTTGGTACATGATCGTGACAGGCTTACACAGCCCTGCTGTTCTCTGCGCGGTCGCAGGAGGCGAATACAGAGAGTTTACTATCGAGTATGACCAGACAGAAGCAGAGCAGCTTATGAGGGCGGCAGAGAGCTTCCTAGAGGCTGTGAGCACTAACACAGAGCCAGCACTAGACGGCAGTCAATCCACCTACACCGCTATCAGGATTCTGCACCCAGACATCGAAGACACAGAGACAGGCATAGACCCTGAGGAATACAGGCTGTTACAAGATGCTCTGGAGCAGGAAAAGTTCTGGAAGCAGCAGGCAACACTTAGAAAGTCGGTCATTCAAAACTCTATGAAGGGCGCTAGGTATGGCTATGTAGACGGCGAATGCGTAGTAATGTTACAAAGTAGGTCAGGCGGAGCGCCTTATCTCAAAATCACAGGAGGATAAAAATGGGATTCATGGATAACTACGAACCAGTATCAGACCGGATAGCCAAGTTCTGGGACAAGCACCCAAACGGCAGAATACACACCGAGATTAAACTAATCAACGAAACAGAGATCGTAATAATGGCAAGTGTCTTCACAGACCGAGAGGACATGAGGGCGGCAGCTATTGACTTTGCCCAGGAGACTCGAGGCTCAAGCGCTATCAATAAAACTAGCTTTGTCGAGAACTGTGCAACAAGCGCAATCGGCAGAGCGTTAGCAACTTTGGGATTCCAAACTAAGAAAGACGGAAAGACTGTTCGCCCAAGTATGGAAGAAATGCGTAAGGTATCCTCAGAAGCTCTAGGAGGCGCTATGAAGGACTTTGAAGGCAGGGCTAGTGTCTTAGCCTTATCTAGTGATGTCGAAGGGCTTAGAGCGCTTTATAGCGAAGCTAAGTTGGCAGGTGTTCCCAAGAAGCTTCTAGATCAGATTACCGACATGGCTAAGGCTTTAGGTAAGACAAAGGGGACATGACCCACAGATAGCCATGCCCCCGACCTATAATGTTACACCACACAGAGGAGAATCATGCAGGAAGAAATCAACTGGAAAAACTTTACTGAGCGCACCTGGGTAACCGGATACGCAAAAGGCTACGGCGATGGTAGGGAAGACATGCGAAAGCAACTCACTATTGAGCTCTGGGACTACAGAAACAAGATAATGAAGCTTGACTCTGATTTAGCTGAAACCATTGAAATAACGATAGATCGAATAGAAAAATTAAAATAAGATACATCTTCTATATATAGATATATATATAGACATTATTAGGTTCTATATATAGACATTTAACTTAATAACTAGATATAAGCATTAGTGTTTATATATAGAAAATAAATAACAATCACA